ATTTTTTGGTGGTACAGAAGATTCTGGCACTACAGTTAATTTTTCTGCTTCTATACAAGCTTTTGCTCAAAGTGCTCATAGTACAACCGACTCAGATGGTTATCTGTCATTTTACACTACGCCTAACAGCAGCACTACTCTTATCGAAAGAATGCGTATCAATCGTAATGGGTACGCACAGTTTACGTCAGGCACAAGCACAGCACCTGGTATTACTTTTCTCAACGATATAAATACGGGCTTTAATAATGCAAGTGCTGATAACATTGGGTTTGTCGTAGGCGGCTCACAAAAAGCATTTCTTAGTGCTAGTCAGTTCAACGTCACAGGTAACACTGTTGCTTCTGGTACTAAAACTTTCAGAGTACAACACCTTTTGCCATCTAAAAAAGAAACACATGAGTTGGTTCATGCATCTTTGGAAGGCCCACAACTTGATCTGATTTATCGCGGTAGCGTCGATTTAGTTGGCGGCTCTGCGACGGTAAACATTGACACAGCGGCTGGTATGACGGACGGAACTTTTGTTCTTCTCAATACAAACGTGCAGTGCTTCACATCAAACGAATCGGGCTGGACTGCAATCAAAGGTTCTGTTTCTGCCAACATTTTAACGATTACGGCACAGGACAATGATTGTACTGACACGATCTCTTGGATGGTTGTTGGCGAGCGTCAAGATCAAGATATTCTGAATAATGACATGACTGACAGCGACGGAAAACTAATTGTAGAACCTTTAATATGAAAGACGAAGTTACAATAGTTGTCCCGTGTAAAAACGAACAATTTTATATTCATCATTTGCTTGATGGATTAAAAAAACAAAAAGGTATAGAAGGCATAAGAATTTATATCGCAGATTGTTCAACTGATGACACAAGAAAAGTCATTGAAAATAACAAAGAAGATTTAGATGTTGTTATTATTGAAGGAGGGCCTGTTTCAGTTGCTAAAAATAACGGAGCCGCCTTAGTAACCACACCGTATATTCTTTTCATAGATTCTGATGTTAGATTTTTTTCAAATACAGTAGTCTATGATACTCTAAAACAGATGAAAGAAGAAGATTTACATTTAATAGGATTAAGTATTAAATGTTATGACAATGATTGGAGAGCAAAGATTGGCTTTTCAATGTTTAATGTAGTAAACAAAATACTATCAAAATGGATTCCCTTTGCTGTAGGAGCGTATTGTTTAACTCGTAGAGATAAGTTTTATGAGCACGGAGCGTTTCCTTGTAAGTATCCAACATCAGAAGATTTTCACTTGTCAAGAAAATATGATCCAAAGAAATTTAAACTTGCCAAACATTACTTTGGACAAGACAGTAGAAGATTCAAGCAAATGGGATATTTTGGTATGTCCTGGTATTTAATTAAAAATTTCTTATATAGAAATAACCAGAAGCATTGGGATAATATAGATGAAAAACGATATTGGTCATCGTAGTGTATTTATTTCAGATTTACATTTAGGCAGTAAGCACTGCAAAGATGAAGTCTTATTAAAATTTCTTAAAGAAGTTAAAACTGAAAAACTTTATTTGGTCGGTGATATTATTGATGGTTGGAGACTTCAGAAAAAATGGTATTGGCCAAACAATCATAATAGAATAATTAAAGAACTTATTCATATTTCAAAATACACAGATGTTTATTGGATAAGCGGTAATCATGATGAGTTTTTAAGAACAATTCCAAATATTAATGTAGGTAATATTGAAACACATAATAGATTGTCTCATATTGGAGTTGACGGCAAAAAATATCTTGTAGTACACGGAGATATGTTTGACTATTTAATGAGAACAAAATTTGGTAGAAGAGTAATGCATCTTGGTGACTGGGGTTATGATAAACTAATCAACATTAATTATATGATAAATCAAATGAGAAACTTCTTTGGATATAAACCTTGGTCATTAGCAAAATACTTAAAAAGAAAAGCTAAGTTAGCGTCAAACTTTATCGGGGAGTTTGAAACAGAAATGGTTAATTATGCAAGAAAGAAAAAGTATAATGGAATTATATGTGGTCATATTCATCACGCAGAGATACAACAACACGACGAAATTACATATATGAATGATGGTGATTGGTGTGAAAGCTGTTCAGCATTAATTGAAGATCACAAAGGTAATTGGACTATCAAATATTATGCTTAAACATAAAAAAGGGGCTTTACGCCCCTTTTTCATTATTGTACTACTTCGCCCTCTACAGGCTCCGCAGGCTCTTCTGGCTTTTCAACCTCTTCAGTCAAGAGATCAGTAAAACCTCGTTTTGCAACTTCAAGCTGGTCAAGACGAGCTTTTGTTTGCGAGATTTGCTGATCCAAATCTTGAATCTGAGCAACACAATACTTTGCCTGATCTGACAAATCCTCAATGACATAATTTTTGTCATTCAGTGTAAGAACAGGCTTATCGTTGGCTTGCGCTTCTGCCATGATGATTTTCTCCTATTTAAAGATATCTTTCCAATTTCCACTGGTACTTGCACGTGCATACTCAGTGGCCCTATTTTCGAAAAAGTTAGTATGCTCTACTCCGTTTAGAATATAATCCAACCATGGTAATGGGTTGTTGTTACTATTAAAGATTGCTTTCATACCTATTCCAAGAAGTCGTCTATCCGCAATATAACGAATATACTCTTTCACTTCTTTTGAAGTAAGACCTGGGATCTCTGCTTCTTCAAAACAAGTATCAATAAAAGCATCTTCTAGCTCTACAACGCGTTCTGCTGCGCAGTAAATTTCATACTTTAACTCATCGTTCCAAAGGTGTGGGTTCTCACGAATAAACTCCTTAAAAAGTCTACTCATGCTTTCTACATGAAGTGTTTCATCACGAATACTCCATGTAACAATCTGTCCCATTCCTTTCATAAAGTTATGACGAGAGTAGTTTAAGAGTATAGCAAAACTACTAAATAGCTGTACGCCTTCAGTGAACGCGCTATATACAGCCATAGTCTTTGCTAGTCCCATCGAAGTACTCGTATCAAAGTTACTAAGATACTCATGCTTATCAGACATTGATTGTATCTGAGTAAACATTTGGTACTCGCTATCGTCAAAACCAAGCGTCTCCAACAAAAGTGAATACGCCTCTTGATGTACTGCTTCCATATTTGCAAAAGAAGCTAACATCATTCTTACTTCAGGCTGCTTAAATGTGGGCAAATAGTGAGTTGCATACCCACAGCACACATCTACATCAGCCTGTGTAAAAAATCTAAAAATGTTTGACAATAGTTTTCTATTGTCCTCACTTAATTTATCTCGAAAGTCTCTTAAATCATCCGCAAGGTTGACTTCGTCAGGAAGCCAGTGCATATGTTGTTGTGTCTTATATGCTTCAAACGCCCACGCATAATTAAAAGGCTTATAATAGTGTCTTTCTTCTAGTAATCCCATTCTACCCCTCACAAGCTAGACAGGCTTCTTCATCAGCAAAATCAAATATATACTCTCGTAGTTTCTCATCAGATACTGTTTCAGCCCGCTTTAACGCTTCACTTCTTAAATAGTAAAGAGTTTTTAGTTTCTGTTTCCATGCCATCAAATGTACATTGTGCAATTCTTGCTTTGATACATCCGCTGGGAAAAATACATTTACACTCTGTGCTTGACAAACAAATTCTTGTCTATCCGCTGCGTGTTCAACTACCCATCTTTGATCTATTTCTACTGCCGTTTTAAACGTATCTTTTTCATACTCATTTAAGCAATCAAGATGCTGTACTGAGCCATTATTTGTAATTATAGATTTCCAGATTTCTTCTGTATTTTGTCCTTTAAGTTCGAGTAGCTCTTCCAAAAATTTGTTTTTAAGTAAACTACTCCCAGTTTTAGTTTTTTGTGTAAATGCATTAGCACGATAAGGCTCGATACTGGGAGAAGTATTACCACAGATAATACTGCTGCTAGCATTAGGAGCAATAGCAAGGAGATGAGCATTACGAACACCTCCATTATACCATTTACTATCCGGACACTGTCCTCTCTCCAATGCCAACTCTCTCGTTGTAGCGTCTGCCTGCTCTTTAATGTGTTTAAAGGCACGTAGGTTAAAACCTTTCGCCATAGCACTTTCAAAGGGTATGCCCCTTTTTTGTAAATAAGCATGGAATCCCATTGCACCAAGTCCAATTGACCTTTCTTGAGATGCAGAAAACTTAGCACGTGCCAGCTCATTTGGCGCATTGTTGATAAAATACTCAAGCACATTATCAAGCATACGAATGAGGTCAGGAATAAAAGATCCTTCAGTTGACCACTCATCATATTTCTCCAAATTTACGCTTGAAAGACAGCAAACTGCTGTTCTCTCCTCATTTGTGGGCAAAGTAATCTCGCTACACAAGTTGCTTTGATTTACTTTTAGGCCCAACAGCTTTTGATATTCGGGAATAGCCTCATTTACTGTATCCTCAAACATTATGTAAGGTTCGCCAGTTTCGACTCGATTTTGTATGAGTTTTACCCAAAGTGCTTTTGCTGCAACGGTCTTTTTAATATCCCCCGAATGTGGGTCAACTAAATTCCAGCTATCGTCAAACCCTTCAATAGTTGTCGCGTTTTCGATAAGCTGCATAAACTTGTCTGAAATTATAACAGCGTGGTGAAGATTAATAGACTTCCTATTAATATCACCTCCAGTAGGCTTTCGTACATCCAAAAATTCCTCAATCTCAGGATGATCGATTGGTAGATATGCTGCATAACTCCCCCTGCGAGTAACCCCTTGGCTAAAAGCCAACATTTCAGCGTCGACAACCTTGAGAAAAGGTATAACACCAGTGGATTCGCTTCCATGACTCGTTTTAGCCCCGACACTTCTTACATCTCCCCAATATCCTCCGATACCTCCACCAACCGAAGAAAGCCAGGCATTCTCCGTATAGTGTCCTGCGATTCCTCCACGACTGTCTGCTACATAATTCAGAAAACAACTAATTGGTAGTCCTCTTGCGCTTCCTCCGTTTGAGAGAACTGGCGTCGAAAACATAAACCAAAGGTTGCTTGCATAATCATACAGTCTCTGAGCGTGGGCATCATCGTCCGCAAAGGTTTTCGCCGCACGTGCGAAAGCCTCCTGGGGTGAGGTTTCATTCTCCAGTAGGTATCTATCATTAAGAGTTTTTATACTGAACTCTGGCAGTATCTCATCCCGTTTGTACTCTATTTTCACGTTTCTTTTCCTTAATCAAAATACCTTGACATTTTTCTTCGATGTCTCGTATATTCTCTTCTCCGATTGCTTGCTCACAGAAACCAATTAAGTCCATCAGTTCAAAGTTTGTTAGCAATGTTTCTTTGTTTTGATTTAAACTTTGAATATATTTGTATGAGCTATTGATAGGACAAGCATCATAAATATCGAAAAGAGATCCATACTTATTTACTAGATCGGTAGCTCTTTTTGGTCCTATATTTGGTATTCCTGGAACATTGTCTCCTGAGTCCCCTGTCAAACATTTGATAGTGATATAATCATCAATCGAATAATCATGAGTATCACTCCAATTTTGATAAGTAGTCTCTGATCGAGTTGTATATGCAAATCGAGAAACATTTTCACTAATTAGCAAGTCCCAGTCTCTATCAGAGGTTATCATCCAAACATGATCTGCAATTAAACGAGTAGATAAATATCCTGCGATATCATCTGCTTCTACTCCTTCATATCGAAGAATTATACATCTGTCAGATAAATACTCTAACGTTCGTTCCATTTCTTCATAAAACCGTGAGAAAGCATCCTTTTCTTCTTGAGTTTGTTTCTCGTACCTCTCTTTTCTAGAGAGCTTATACTCAGGATATTTTTCTTTTCTATAAGTACTGCTACCTTTGTCAGAAGCAATAATTATTTTATCACAAGCATATGAGTTTGCTAGAGAAAATACTGTCTTAGCATAATCCTCTACAAACTCTGTCCTGTTTGAGTGTTTCCACCTAAATCCTAGATTTAGAGCGTCAACTATTAGCGCGTTATTTCGCGACTGCTGAAACTTTAGAAAGGTTTTGGCCATTTACAAATTCCGGTTGTTCGTTTATTAACCACTCTTCTGCTATCATTACATAGCAGTTTAAGTGTCCTATGTACATAAACTTCTTAGTCTTTTTGGGCTCATCTCTAACCGCAACAAAAACTTTTGATCTGTTGTACTTAAAGAACAAAATAGGCTTCTTGTGCATCTTTAATGCTTGAGAAGTTGTTTGTTCCCACCATTTTACAAACTCACTAGACTTGTTTGTGAGAATCTTATCATCGAAATGCGAGTTTTTATAAAACTTTACTTCAATACAGTAGTGCATTGGAGTATCGGGTATAAATAGGTCGCCTTTCATAAAAGGCAAAGCTCCTGACATTGGGACTCTTTCAAAAGATAATCCTGTATGTTTTCTCAGCATTTCTTTTACTTGTTTTTCTCCCATTGCTCCTTTAGCTCTGGAATCAACCATTTGACTTCTCCTTTTTAGTACTCATGCTTCGATTTCTAAATTCCACTTACAAGCGTTTTTAGTTTTATCTTTGTTTTTAAATGTTTTTGTAAGAGCGTAATTCCTGCTCCACGTTTGAAACCAAAGCGTGTTCTTTTCTTCTGCATCCTTAAATGTTGCATAAGTCATAAAGATTGCAGAGACTACTCCTACGTGTCCATATACAAGAGGAATAATATTCATCCAGCCTGCAATTAAACCACAAAAAGCTATTGACCAAACTATTGAAAGTGCAGTCATAAAGTAGCATTGTAGGCTCATATTTCCAATAAGTCGAAAGGGATTATATTTTAAGTTCATTATAGAATCCCAACTATAATAAAACCACATGAGTTTGTTTTTCATTTTTCTCCTTAGATTTCTAATCTACTTATGTCTTTCTCTTTTACTACTTCGATTTTTTCGAGTAGAGGATGAGTCCAACCATGGGAAACAATATATGTGTTTAACCCTTCTTCTTCTAACAGTACTTCGACCATCTTTTCTCTGCCTAAGTCGTCTAGTACGTTGATTACTTCATCTAAGAATAAAACATTTATTCTACTCTTAGAGATACTACTCATTAATTTCCTAATGGAAATAAGGGTAGCAGTATTTACCCTTGCCAGCTCTCCACTACTGAGAGCTAGTATGTCTACTATAGCTCCGTTGTCCGACAGATTAACATTTAGTTTGTCGTTCTCTACAACAAAATTAATATTAAATCTACCGTCACTTAACTCTGCTAAGTATTCATTCGTTAAATCCTCAAACTCTTTTACCAAGTTTTCCAGTTTGTAAGCTACTAGTCCATTTGTGGAAAAAGCTCGCTTGAGTATTTCTAGGTTCGTGTTGACTTTTTCTTGTTCAGATAAGTCTTTCTCAAGCTCCTCAAGCTGTCTTTTAAATTCGTCTGTTTGTTCGAGGATGACTTGGATTCTTGTGTTGTGTCTTTGTCGTTTACTATTTTCATCAATAGTCTCCTTCAGTGTCTTACTGATTGTATTTAGTTTTGATCTTAATAAATTAATATTAGACTCTAATTCATTTGCATCAAGAGGTTCTGTAGGCAGAGTATTGTCTACCCTGCCGTACAGATCCTCAAAGTCTCTTTGCATTTTATGCTTACTCGTAATTATCGAGTTAAGCATTTTTATTTGTTCTATCTTCTGCTCAAGACTTTTTACGTCGTTTTCCGCTTTTCGGCTTTTTTGGACGCTTTGGTTTCTTAGGTTTTGAATAACCGTATCCTTTACTTGTTGGTGACATGTTGGACATTCTCCTTTTAAACTGCTCAAATGAGCAATCTCTTTAGCGGAATCTTTTAGTATCCGCTGGTTCGCTCCTAAGTCAGACTGTAAGTCATCATAAGATCGAATTCCTTTCTCTTCTTCTCCTTTCAATGTAAAATCATTGGGAGAAATATCAGCAAGCAGGTTTCTGTATGTATTATTTTCTCTGATTTTTTTATTTTTCTGAGAAATATTTTCAAAATCTAATTGTAAAGAACGTAATTCTTTCTCATCTTCTTCCGAGATTTTTGGTAAATTTAGCTCGGGTAGTATATTGGTAGTCTCTAAAATATTATCTTCCAACCATTTTTCAATGGTGCTACACCGACCTTGAATTTCGTTAATTTTCACACTAATCGTTTTTGCAACAGTACGAAAAGTTTCATAAAACTTTGTGTATTCATCTACACCAAACAAGTCTACTAGAAACTTTTTACGGTTAGCATCTGTAGCAGTTAAAAACTGTAGGCTTGCAGTAGTATTTTGGTATACTAATTGTGAGAATGTTTTGAAATCTAAGCCGAGTATTTCTTCTACAGTCTTATATGTATTAGTTGCTGTATGACTAGAAATATCTAGAGTATTCTCAAACAATTTTACTTTAATCGTCCCCCTGCTTCTTTTTACCTCTATTCGGTATTTATTGTCTTCCACAGAAAAATCAAGGGTTATGTTATAACCCTTGTTGTATTCTCTGTTCTGTATATCAGCTTTTTTAATCCCTTTAGAGTTCTTATTGAACAGTACTTCTTCTAGGATTAACGGTATTGAAGACTTTCCTGCACCATTTTTACCTACTAACTGAGTAAGTATTGTGTCATTTAAGTCTATTGAATTATTACTACCATAGCTGAAGCAGTTATCCCACTGCAATTTCTTTAGAGTAATCATGAAATGTACTTAATACTTCCTTTACTTTGTTGTCTTCTAGTTCGAGAATATAGCTTAGATACTCTGCAAGTTCGTCTTCTATAGACATTTCTTTGTCTAATATAAGAGCTGCTTCTGTCTTTCTCTTTATTACTTTTTTATCTAGCAAATCTGAGTTTGCTACTGACGAAAGATCGGCTATATCTCCTTCCAATTCATAAATTGTGTGGTGGTACTCTGTAGGAACCATCTCACTCTCAGATGACACTGTTTTTCTTATCATCTGAGGTAAATCAAATTCATGCCAATCCCAAGAGCCTTCTGTGTCAATAATGATATAACCCGTCTTTACTAAATTACGGTGAAATTGTGTAGTCATAGGGCTACCTGGATACACGATATTTCTTTGTGTATTGGTATGGCTGTGTAAGTCTCCTGCAAAAATAACAGGAAAAGGATCGAATCTTTGTAAGTCTACTTCTGGAGAGACATGGGGAGGAATGGCTCCCCGTACGTGAGTGAAAAGCGGCTTTCGTATACTAAAGTTTTTAGCGTGCCATTTTCCGTGCAGCTCACAGTAGGGGAGCACTCCAAAATGATCTTCATTATAGATAGAATCTACAACCTCAATAAGAGAATTCACCTCCTTAGATGCTTTTTTCAACTGTGTTAGAAAAGTTTTATGTTTTTTGGTGGCTTCATGATTTCCGTCGTATATTAGGGTACGCACCCCCACGCCACTTATGAACTCAAAATATAGCTCTAACTCGGTCATGGTGGGGATTCGATCAAACAAATCCCCTCCAATCACATGAAGATCAACGTCTTTTTCTAGTTTGTGAACTTCCTTGAAGAATCTTGAATATCGTTCACACGCCCACGTTTCTGGCACATTCTTCTGTCCTACTTTTATGTGCCAATCGGCGGTAAACAATATTTTCATTAGTAAGGCAAGTCCTCAGTTTTTAATGCTTCTTCTACTTCATTCGGTATTGACCCAGCAGACTCACTCATTAAGTTCTCAAGGAACTCTTTTTGTGACTCAGCGGTTGGACGAGGTAATATGTCGTCCATAGATTGTAGCTTGGCTACAAGAGCGGCTTCATCCTTATCAAGAGCACGTACTTTACATTTAAGTACTTGCAACTGATACTCAACGTTATATACTTGAGGACCAGTCTTCACTCTCTTAAAGTGAACATCCCATCCAGTTTCCTGATTAGTAGGATCTCCCAGCTCTTCTGCCGCGAGCATAATCTGCTCTAGCAGTTTCTTTTTCAGATTGAGAATTTTTACTTCTCCATCATGAATGCACTGAATGGCATATGCCCAGCCGCATTTCTTTTCGGGGTGATACTTTCGTACCCAATCTGTTTCTTTGTTTTCAAAAGTTTCGGTATCTCGATTGAACCCAAGACACTCCATTGGAATGTTCTTATTGTTCTCACCGTTTATCCAGTATACATATCGAGGAAGAATATCTCCAACGAGTCTTACTTTGTTATCACCAGTAATATACTGATATTGAATTACGGAACTCTTCTTTGCGGTTCCTTTTGCGTCTGCAAATTTCATATTATCTCCTAAATGTCTTCATACTTAAAGTGGATGAGATCACCCTCTAAAGTAAGTAGTCTGTTGTTGTTGATTGCGTCCTGACTTACATCTGAGTAAGAAAGGTCTAAAGTTACTGTTTTTTCGTGCATATAGTCTGCAAAACTTCTACGGCTCATCAAAGATAAATATTGTAACCTATCTTGTGGCGTATAGTTTTTCGCCTCAAAGAAAAAGGGTTTCAAATTTACAGCGAAAGAATCTCCAACAAAGTTATAGTGTATATACTTCATTATTCTATCGTGTCGAGTTTGGGGTATCGACATAAAAGTCAACCAGTGCATGATTACAAGGATGTCTGTTGCACTACCCTTCGTTTTGTTGACTATCTTTTTCCAATTAAACAGTACCATATATTATATCAAAACCAATATCTAATGTCAAGAAATATTTTTTCATATGTTCTTGATCTTATACCCTTGTTTCAAGTAATACCCAGTTCTGTTGTTGGCTTGTTTTCTGGCTGTATTGCCTTTCAAATTTATATCCACTATAACTGGGTCTTTCTTCCCTTCTTTGATCCTTATGACACGTCCTATCAACTGTGTCAGTAAAGGCTCATTGTTTACAGGAGTTCCAAGAACTAAGCAACTAAGAGCGTCAAGGGATACACCCTCTGAGAATATAGATTGTGTTCCGAAAAGCACATTCTTATCGTCATTGATTTGCTCCATCATTGCAGGTCGTTCTTCGTGTGGAGTCTGTCCTGTTATTACTATTGCACTATCTCCTACGAGTTGTGCACATTTTTTGAGAAAATCTACACGATCTGCCACTACTAATACTTTGTGCCCTTTGGCGGCCATAGCACTAGCAATTATGGCAACTTCGTGTTGATACTCCTCATTGTATGCCAGATGGTTAATCTTTTTTGCCCAAGGCGTACCTCCACCATCTAAGAATCTTATCTCTGAATGTATAATGTTTATACTCGGTGGCATATAATTTTCTTTTGGTGGAAAGTAAACTGTAGGACTAAAGAAGTCGCGAAACAGTACGTGTTTACCATCTTTTCTTTCTATTGTACCTGATAGTCCAATCTTATATCTTGCCGTACATTTATCTAAAATGTTTTTAAACGTGGGAGAAGATACATGATGCATCTCGTCAAGAATGATTGTCCCAAATTCATTTCTTATGTCCGGTACTCGCCTTGTGAGGGTCTGTACATTACCTATGACGATTGGACCTGTTAGATCGAACTTACCACTACCAATTATGGCAGGTTTAAATCCAAATACTTTTTCCACTTCGCGTTCCCACTGACTTCGTAGTGCTACTGTATGAACAACTACTAATGTTTTCTGTTTGAGTTTGCTAGCTATGGCTAAACCTGTAAATGTCTTGCCCCAACTTACCCAAGCGTTGATTATACAGCTGTCTTCTACTGCGTCATAAACATCTTTTTGGGACACACGTAACTTGTAGCGAAATTCTGGAAACTCCTTCGGCGCAAGCGTGCGTTTATCCACTATTTCATACCCCTCAGGTATCAAATCAAACCGACCGCTTGGAACTGCTATTGTTCCAGGACGAATCCGCACCATGTTTTTG